AGATTATCAAGAGCACCAGAAAGAAGAATATTTTATATTGATGTTGGTAATCTTCCAAAGATAAAAGCAGAACAATATCTTCGCGATGTTATGATGAGATATCGTAACAAATTAGTTTATGATGCTAACACTGGTGAAGTTCGTGATGACAGAAAATTCATGTCAATGATGGAAGATTTCTGGTTACCAAGAAGAGAGGGTGGTAGAGGAACTGAAATTACAACTTTACCTGGTGGACAGAATCTTGGAGAACTTTCTGATATTGAATATTTCCAGAAAAAATTATATCGTGCTTTAAGTGTTCCCGAATCAAGAATCGCAGCAGATGGTGGATTTAATTTAGGTCGTTCATCTGAGATATTAAGAGATGAACTTAAGTTTGCAAAATTTGTAGGTCGTTTAAGAAAACGTTTTGCAAATATGTTCAACGATATGTTGCGTACACAGTTAATTTTAAAGAATGTAATTACACCTGAAGATTGGAAAACTTTAAGTGATCATATTCAATATGATTTTGTGTATGATAATCAATTTGCTGAACTTAAAGAATCTGAATTAACAAATGAAAGATTAGGAACTCTTGCTACGATTGAACCATACATTGGTAAGTATTATTCAAACGAATATGTTCGTAAGAAAATTCTTAGACAGAGTGATCAAGAGATTATTGATATTGACGAACAGATTCAAAAAGAAATTAAAGATGGTATTATTCCAGATCCAAATGCTGTAGATCCTATCACTGGAGAACCACTCGAAGGTGGTGGAGATTTAGGTGATGTTCCACAAGATCCAGACGCAGAACAGGATGCTGCGATCACTGATGCACAGTTAAGTAAAGATACCAAATCGGCTGAGATATAAATAAAATATAACATTATATAAATTTTTATGCCCGATATTATCGATTTGATTGCTCAAGATTCCAAAGCTGCTGACATTAGTTCAGAGATAAAGGATAATTTGTATGCGAAAGCTGCTGAAAAAATAGAAGCACTACGTGGTGGTGTGAGCAACGCTATGTTTGATGAACCACAAGTTGAAGACGAAGTGGAAGATGAAGTCGAAACTGAAACTGAAACTGAAAACGAATTAGAAACAGAAACAGAAACCCCTGAGGAGGAAGAATGAGAACTTTATTAACTGGCACTGGATCTGAGGTTTCACTCAATTCAGCATCCACTGTTGATAATGCAACTGTTGTTAGAGTTGTTAATCTCTCTGGTGCTGATGCAACTGTCAGTGTTGCAAAAAGCACAACATCTGGTTATGCGAGCACTGCGACTGTAACTTTACCAGATAATACGATTGAAATTTTTGAAAAAGGTGCACAGGATGTTATTTCAGCATCTGCTGCAACAGTAAAAGGATTTAAAGTAGGATTTACAGGATAGTAACATGAAACTTATTACGGAAGAAATAGCAAGCGTTAAATTTATCACCGAAGGAAAAGGTGCTAAAAAGAAAATGTATATTGAAGGTGTCTTCTTACAAGGAGATATCAAAAATCGTAATGGGAGAATGTATCCAGTCCAAACTCTTGCAAAAGAAGTTGGTAGATACAATGAGTCGTTCGTAAAAAAAGGACGTGCTCTTGGTGAACTAGGACATCCAGAAGGTCCTACTGTAAATTTAGATCGTGTTTCTCATAAGATTGTTTCTCTTACACAAGAGGGAAATAATTTTAAAGGTAAAGCACAACTTTTAGATACACCAATGGGTAAGATTGCAAAATCTTTAATTGGTGAAGGTGTAACTCTTGGAGTTTCATCTCGTGGAGTTGGTTCTCTAAAAGAAAATAAAGATGGATGCAAAGTTGTAGGTGAAGATTTCATGTTAGCAACTGCTGCAGATATCGTTGCTGATCCATCAGCACCTGATGCTTTTGTATCAGGAATAATGGAAGGAAAAGAGTGGGTTTGGGAAGGAGGAATCCTCCGCGAATCTCTCGCATCTCAAACAAAAAAACATATTAATACATTAGTAGATCAAAAAAGATTAGAAGAACACAAGTTGAATTTATTCAATGATTTTCTTTCAAATCTATAAGTTCTATAAATAAATGTAGATTAAAATACAAATCAATAAAAATGTCCGTTGGCAGCAAATTAGACAAAATGGAAAACATCGAAGAAAACGTAGTGACCAAAGGTGCAAAACCTGCGGATCCTATGCAAAAAATGTCAGGTGCATCAGTAGAAGATCTAGGTGGACCTACTCCTGAAAACTATAAGCCTGATGATGATTCAGCAAAATTAAAAACACCAGGTGGTACTCTTAAGCAAGTTAAGGATATCGTAACTAAAGGTGCAAAACCAGCTGAAGGAGCAAAAGGTATGAAGGAAGAAGAAACCGAAGTTGAAGGCGAAGTAGTTGCCGAAGATGAGCAAACTACTGAAGATGTTGTTTCAGAAGAAGAAACTACAACGGATGAAGTGGTAACTGAAGAAGAAACCACAGAAGATGAGGTTGTTGCTGAAGATAAGATTGATGTTGAGGAAGACCTTAACGCACTTATCGCTGGCGAAGAACTCTCAGAAGAATTTCAAGAGAAGGCACGTACTATTTTTGAAGCTGCTATTAGAACTAAAGTCGCAGAAATGACTGAATCTATTAAAGCACAGTACGAAGAAACTCTTGTAGAAGAAGTCAAGGCAATCAAGGAAGAACTCCAAGATAGATTGGATTCTTATCTTGAGTATGTCGCTGATGAGTGGGTATCTGAAAATGAACTCGCCATCGAGCACGGTCTTAAGACCGAGATGACTGAATCATTCCTTGAAGGAATGAAGAAACTTTTTGAAGATCATTATGTAACCATACCTGAAGAAAAATATGATGTCATCGAGAGCATGGTAGATAAACTTGATGAAATGGAGTCAAAACTCAACGAGCAAATCGATAAGAACGTTGCTCTAAACAAGAGATTGGCTGAGTCAACCGCTGACGTAATTTTTGCCGAAGTTACTGAAGGTCTAGCACAGACACAAAGGGATAAGCTCGCTACTCTAGCAGAAAATGTTGAGTTTGAAAGTGAAAACGGCTATCGTGAGAAGTTAGAAACGCTTAAGGAATCTTATTTCCCAAGCAAAACTAGCACTCCAAACAGCAAGTCTGAAAACTTGACTGAAGAGAGTGAAGCGACTGATTATCAGTCCAAAGCAGTATCTTCCGTTATGGAAAGATATCTTCAGACAATGACCAGAGTTGCTAAAAAGTGATTTTTAAATCATAAATTCAAACAAAACTTTTTAAACTAAAGAGGTAAATTCAAATGCAAATGTTCAATGCTGAACAACTGCAGGAGAAGTGGGCACCAATTCTAGACCACGAAGGTTCAGATAAAATTCAGGATTCACATCGTAGAATGGTAACCGCAGTTCTCCTGGAGAACCAAGAGAAAGCACTAATGGAAGAGAGAGAATTCCTTTCAGAAGCGGCTCCTACAAATAGCACAGGATCTAATGCTGGTACTGCAGGTTTCTCTGCTAACGCAACTGCATCAGGACCTGTTGCAGGTTTCGACCCAGTTCTAATTTCATTAATTAGACGTGCAATGCCAAACTTGGTCGCTTATGACCTAGCAGGTGTTCAACCAATGAATGGTCCAACAGGACTTATCTTCGCAATGAGATCTAAGTTCACTTCAATGGATAGCACTAGTGAAGCACTATTCAACGAAGCAGATACAGCATTCTCTGCTGTTGGTGCTGGAGCAACCACAAGTGGTGTTGGTTCAGGATACACTCAGAACGAAGGTGCAAACACAGGAACTAACGTTGGTTTCGGTACTACACAAAGTGGTTCAGGCGGAAACCCTGCATTACTTAACCCAACTTCAGGTGCACCTGGTAATCAGTTTACTTACAAAACTGGTCGCGGTATGGACACCGAGAAGGCAGAAGCACTCGGAGATGGTAGTGGTCCTAACTTCAACGAAATGGCATTCTCAATCGAGAAAGTTACCGTTACTGCGAAGTCCAGAGCACTAAAGGCAGAGTACAGTTTAGAACTAGCACAAGACCTTAAAGCAATTCATGGATTGAATGCTGAGGCTGAGTTAGCAAACATTCTATCAACTGAGATTCTTGCTGAAATCAACAGAGAAGTTATTCGCTCAATTTACAAGGTTGCAGAAGCTGGTGCTCAAGCAAACGTTGCATCTGGTGGAACATTCGACTTAGACATCGACTCAAATGGTAGATGGTCAGTTGAGAAGTTCAAAGGACTTATCTTCCAGATTGAAAGAGACGCAAACGCAATCGCACAGAGAACTCGTCGTGGAAAGGGTAACATGATCCTATGTTCCGCAGACGTTGCTTCAGCTCTAACAATGGCTGGTGTACTTGATTACACTCCTGCACTAAATGCTAACCTTAACGTAGATGACACAGGCAACACATTTGCTGGTGTATTACAAGGTAAGTATAGAGTGTACATCGACCCATATTCTTCAAACGTATCTGCTGATCAGTACTACGTTGTTGGATACAAAGGTTCTTCACCTTATGACGCTGGATTATTCTATTGCCCATACGTTCCTCTACAGATGGTTCGTGCAGTGGGTCAGGATACATTCCAACCTAAGATTGGATTTAAGACAAGATACGGTCTTGTTGCTAACCCATTCGCAGAAGGTGATGTTACATCTCAAGGTCTTGGTAGACTTGCTATTAACTCAAACCGTTACTACAGAAGAGTTAGAGTTGCTAACCTCATGTAATTCAGACATTACATATTTTTCTAAGAGACCCTTGACGGGTCTCTTTTTTTATGCTATGATGTCGTTGGTAAGTAATGAGAGTAACTACTCTTACTTGCCATGTTCAATTACAATAAGTTTCTATGACGAACCTCATGAAGCTTGTCAAGATCATTGATCTCTATGAAGATAGGGTCAGTGAGAATAGAAAAAACAAGCTATCAAGTTTCCCAATTACGGGATCTATTCCATTTGGTGTTCATTTATTAGAAGATCTAATAAAAGAATACATTACAAATCCAAATTTCAATTGGAGAGAATCATATGTATGTGCTGTAAAGGCAAATAGCATATATTCTTCACCTGTATATAACAGACCATTTGAAATTGATCTTAACCGATGCGAAAGATATGTAGAAGAAGAAGGTTCTTTTTCATATGTTTTAGCAGGAACAGGATCAGGTTATGTAAGACCTAATGGTGAGTTTGTAAGTACGCAAGGTGGACACAGAACCACAGAAGCATATGCAGTATCATTAAACCCAGAGATTAGACTCTTGGTTAATGTAAAATTCCATGACCCTAATTCTACTGATGAACAAATCATTGAGTTAGAAGCAAAGGATCACCATGTGGATGCTGCAAAAAGGAATCCTCAGAATACTGAGCACAAGTTTAGATCAGCGTACAGATCTAATGAAGACTGGGCAGTTAAGTTATACAACTACTTAAAACCCTTTGATATCAGTATTGCAGGAACTTTAGAAGGTGCATACTTCTCTCTTCCATCTCATTCATATATGTCTACTGCTATAAAATTAGCAGAAGAAGGAACTGTTTCAAGATACTTGGATTGTTTCACTAAAAACAAATGTGAAAAAGAAATTTATGGAAGTGCTATTGTAGCAGGATCTTTATTTCTAAAAGGATTCTCTGAATACATTGCTAAAGTTGATGAAGACAATAACGTCGATTCATTTGATTGGATGATGAGATGGTACTTCACTGAATATGGTAATGCATATAAAGTAGTTGATCCAGATGCAAGAAACCTTACACAATCTGATCTTGTGCAAGGTGGTAGTCTTTACAAAGGAAATGAACCTGCTGTTGCAAGATTTGTTTTCTTATATAATGATTTTGTAAGAATCAAAAGACTAAAGATAAGTGGCAGACAAAAAACTGCTATCCCATTTGAGGGTGCAGAGGATAAGGGTTGGAATACATTCCTTTCCACAGCACATCCTTTAATGAAACCTGCTCTTGGCCAACTCGCAACTACTAAGTTCTTTTAATTTACCAGACCCCGTAAAGGGGTCTTTTTTTGTCTAAATACAAATAAAAGTAGTATTACGATGAAACCAACTCCAAGACAATATCAAGAAGCGGTTGAACGCACAAAAAAGATCAAAGAACATCTTATTAAAGAAGGTTACGCTGAAAATGAAGAATCAGCAGAATCAATTATAATGGGTATGAGTGAGCAATGGTATAATTTAATTATCGACTAATGAAAGAATTTGATAGATTTATTGAAGAGGCAGCTTCAAAAAGATGCCCTGCAGGACAGTATTACTGTTTTACAGATAAGAAGTGCAAGAAGATTCCGATGGGATACCATATTGGTCGTAGAGGATATTTGGAGCATGACAAAGATGATGATACCAACGGTAAGAAAAATGGTAACGGAGGTAATGGAAATGGCAGCAATGGTGCTAATGGAAATGGCG